CTGTTGTCATCTGCAACAAATAACAATCCTGTACTACCTGCGCCTAATGTTGATGTAGAATAAATCTTTACAGAGCCTTGGCTTCTAAATGGAGCAGTAGAAGATACACCAATTGATATACCGTTATTTACTACTGTAGTGCCTGTGCCAAAAGTTTGTAACGTTAAGTCTGTATTGGCTGTAGTTGTTCTTAGAGTACGATTTACAATAGCAATGCCTTGCATTGTAATACCGCTACCTTGAACTAAGAATTGACTAACTCCGTCAATGTATGTAGTTACTTTACTCGGTAGTCCTGATACGCTGTCGTCTGATACAGTAACATATGTGTTACCTTGTCTTAGTTCTAAAGAAGTTAATGAACTAGTAACAGTTCCTGAAAAAGGTCTGTTATCTACATATTCTTTATTTGGAATATCATTAGGATGTGTTACTCGAGAAGCATAATTTTGCTGTCCTATAACTGACAACATTTCTGGTTGTCCGCTATTTCCTAACAGAATCATTCTGTTGGTAGTAGTGCTAGAATCAACAACTCCTGAATAATCTAGCATCAAAGAAGATAATCTTAAAGCGCTGCCTTTTTGTGAAACACCGTTACCAACAGTTATAGACCAACTTCCTGCATTAGAAGAAGTAGTTCCATTGTTTTTTGTCCATACCCAGGTATCTTCATTGAATAATATTCTTGCAGACGATGTTGTGCTATCTCTACTACCTCTATCGATTGCAAGACCTGCCGAACCGTATGTTACATATGAATTTGTTTCGCCTGCATTAAGTAAAAGAATATTATCTTGAATGTTAGTATTAGTTGCTGCAAAACTAGTCTGATTGCCTAAAACATTTAAACTACCAGTTATAACAACTGTTCCAGTGTTTACACCCGTATCGAGTGTAATAGTTCCTCCACGAGCAGGGGCTAACTTTAAATCACCTGTATATCTTATAACGTCTAATGCCATGGCGGTCAGATTCCTTTAACATATTTAGCCGTAAATAAGAAAAGGGCCGAAGCCCTTTTTTAAATTACATCTAAGTAATTTACTCTGCGTCGCCTTCAAAGTTTGTAGCACCTGTTGCTGTAGTAACAGCAACTGTAGATGTGCCTGCTTCTTCAACACGGGCGGCTCCATCAATTGAAGATACGCTAAAGTTCCACGGATAACGAGCACCGTCATTAGCAGTCATTACACGACCGGCCATTTTAACTGCACGTACCGCACTTCCGCCGTCTAATTGAAAAGTAATTGTCATTTCGCCAACAGCGATCGCAGCAGATGCTTTATCAACTAATCTGCATGTTTTTTGCAATGAACCATCAGAGCAAACAAAAGTTTTACTACCTCTTTGTTTTACAATATATCCTGCAACACTAGCGGAACCATTGTGAAATTGAACTTTAATATTATTATCTGTATTTGCGCTAAAATAGCGTTTGTTAGTTGGACGTCCCATTTGTTTCTCCTTTAAAACGTTCTAGGTCTACGCAGCGGGTCAATTCTGCATAAGTCCTACTCAAGTGTAGGCACGATTAATGACACTGTATTTAACAAAAAACCCGCCGAAGCGGGTTTTTATTTGCCTTTTATCTAATTAAAGATTAACGGAAACTTACGTTAGCGCTAGTGATAGCAACTTTACCTAAGTAATCAGCAGCGTTACCTAGTGAAGATGCTGTGTTTGTTAACTCAACATATCCGTAACGTGTCATAAAGCCAACTACTGGTTCGAATGTTGCTGGATCTAGCACAACACCAGAACTCATTAGAGGAATATATGGGCAGTAGAACGCAGCAGCATCTGCTTCGCTTGTACCTTTGTATCCAACTAATACTTGGTTGTTGTCATCTGCATCACTCATGTAAGCATCAACATAAATTCTCATGCTGTTGTTTAATGTACCAACAAACTTAGTGTTTGTAGGTGCTTCAAATGTACCTTCTGTAGTACGTGCAAATGCGCTAGTTGTAGCAGACTGAAGGATCGTTAGAGCCTGGTTAGATACAACTGCCCAGTTAGCAGAACCACGACGTGTACGCTGAGCAATCAAGTTAGCAACACGGTTGATTTGAATCGCTAAAGCAGCATGCTCATCACCAACAAATGTAGCAGTACCACTTACAGCAGCCTGGTCATATGTCTGCTCAACTGAACCTAAAGAACGTAGACTTGCTAGTACTTCTTGGTCAATTTCAGCAGTAATTTCTTGTGCTAGAGCAGCCATAATTTCTGCTTCAATGTCAATACCTTGCATGGATTGTGCATCTTGTGCAGCCTCAAAAGTCCAGCGTGCGCTTAACTTACGTGTCTTCGCTTCAACTGGTGCTTTCAAGATTTGAATGCTCATACGCTTGCCTGGCCGACCTTCTAGAACAGCAGTTGTTTGCGCCTTTGGAGTTGCATCAACGTTGTTACCAGAATAAGCAGCAGCGATCTTGAATGGACTTAATGCCTCGTCACCTGCTACAATGCCGTCGCCGCTATCAGCATAACGAACACGTAGAGTGTGAATTTGTGCAACTGGACCTGTCATAGGCTGTACACCAACGATTTCGTTAGCAATAACAGTCGGCATAACACGTCTGATAACCGGTAAAATAACACGGTTTAATGTTGCAATGTTGCCGGAACTTGTTGCACCAGCAGTTGCGCTTTCAGCCAAATACTTGCGAGTATTCTCAAGAGTTGTTGCCATTACGGATCTCTTGGTACCTTGTAGGCCTTCAAGCAGAGCGTCTTTGGTCTCTGACCATCTTTCGTTTAATAATTGTGACATTTTATGTCTTCTCCTTGAATTAAGTTTATTTTAGACCCGCTAATTTGCGGATGTCTAAGATGTTTTCTTTTAAGCCTACCTCGGCTGTCTTTTGTTCCCGGTCTCCAGTTACTTCTGTGCTTTCAGTAATAACTTCTTTGGTTTGCACCTTAGTAGTTTTCTTAACTGCACCTTCCATAACTGCTGGTAGGTATTTGTCAAAAGTATCACTAAGTTTTGCAGTCTGTACAGACTCTAGCAATTCTTTCATAATACTTTTTTGCTCAGCACCTAATGGTGCTAGCATTTCTGCCATTACTTCTTTACGTTTAGCAATATCATAGGCAACACGAATTTCGCGGTCCTTAGATTCTACTAAATGTGTTTTTTCATTAACAGCAGCCCTTGCTTCTGCTAGTTCAAGTTCTTTCTTCTCGATAACCTTCAACAATTTACTTGTTTCAGATTTTTCGTTTAGATAACTTGTACCAAACTCTTGAGCAAATGCTTCAAATAAGCGGCGTCCAAATGCGTTTTCACGGGCACTATCAATATCTTCTTTGAGTTGTTTCATCTCAGAAGTTAATTTTTTAGTAACTGTGTTTTCAACAATTGCAGCACTACGCTTAATAAATTGCGCTTTGATTTCTCCAAACTTGTTTTTTGCTTCACGGACTAACTTAACTTTCGTTTCTGCTAAATCACGCTTGTCAATTGCAAACTCGTTGATTTCTCTTGCTAGAGCACCTACAATAAAGTTCTCTAACTTAGAAAAATTCTCAGCAACTTTATCACGATCGCTTTGGAATTCTACTAATTCTTTACCAAGTTGTTTCATGATAAATGATTCTAATATTTTAGCATCACCTGTCATTTTGCGTTGATAAGTAACCTTTGCTTCCACTAGGGCATTCTTATCTTCTGCTAACTCGGCCATTTCTGCGGCCAATCTCTCACCGATCATCTTGTCAAGTGCTTCAACCATAACAGCCTTATCATGGCTGTATTTTTGAGCAAACTCTTCACGAAGTTCGGCAGTGACTTGGTCGCGATTCTCTTGAATACGTTGGGTAAAAGCGCCTTCAATCTCAGACTTTACGTCTTCTGACATCACGCCACTTTCGACCAATTGTTTGAATGCGTCCAACATTTTTTGGTCTCCTTAGGTTTTTAACCCGTTAATAATATGAAGCATCGCCTCTCGTAGATACTTCTGGGCCTTTGGATCTTCTTTCACTTCTTGCGCTACTGTAAATGCTTTGTTACCTCCACGCATGTTCATGATATGTTCATAAACAGGTGTAGGATAAGCACCAGGAGCACTTGGTTGAGCAACTACGTCAACAGTAATAATCTCAAAATCTGCTACTTCGCCAGAACCTTCATTAACGTTACCGCTACCTCTAGAACTTACGCCAAGTTTTACGCCGCTTTCAAGCATTGTGCGAACTAAGTTACCCATTGGGGTAGGAAGGATTTTCATCTTTCCATAGCCATTTGGACCGTCCATCCACATATCTGTAATCATATGGGATACACGGTCTAAATTTACTTTTAAATCATCAGGATGATCAACTTCACCTAAAACAGAATAACCACTCTGAATTTGATCATTTAAAGTTTTTACAGCGTTAGCAATCTCATTTACTGGATAAACCCGCTGGTTGGCATTTCGGATACCGCCTTGAATAGCAATTCCCTTCAAGTATAGATTCTTACCGTCCTTGTCATCAGACTCTAAGACTACTCTCGCCTGATCAAAACTTAAATGCTCTCTTAGATATGAAAGTTGTTTCATCCTATTTTCCTAATTATTGTGCTCGGTCTGCAGGAGATTTAGTATAAGCACCAGTTTCGCTAGTACCTTTTCTCTCTGCGCCATGACCTGCGGCAACTTTACTTAGGGTGTTACCTTGTGGCATTTTTGTTTTAGCGCTACCTGTGATGTTCTTTTCAACACCTTTAGTATATTCGCCTTTAACATTACCAACTAGACCTTGACCGCCCTTGCCACCTGCTTCAGTAGACTTGCTACCTAAGATGTTGTGTGCAGTTGCGCCTGTTGTTGGCTTACCTTTAGCAGTACTTACTGGACTCTTACCATTGTCTGGTGAGTCTGTACGACCTTTTTTCTCAACTCCGTGACCGTCGGAAACTTTTTCAACATATTCACGAACGCTTTCTTTAGCAAAAGGATTTTCTCCCTCGTCATCAGATTCTTCGTCGTCCATGTCATCCTCACCTTCTTCGTCGTCCATTTCCATGTCGTCGTGTTCTGGTTCGTTTTCTTCGCCTGCCATTAGTTGTTCAAACTCGGCTTTCAATTGTTCTAGTGCGTCTTCTAAGTCAGCAATACGTTCTTCTTCAGAACCTTCGCCTTCGTCGCCTAAATCGCCGGCCATATCACTGTCCATGCCCATTGCATCATCGTCTTGGACATCAGATACAAAGTCATCGCTAGCGTCGCCGCCGATTTCTAGGGTTGTTTCTTCTTCAATAGACTCTTCCATGTCGTCTTCATCGTCCATGGCTTCTTCTACTGCGTCGTCTTCATCTTCTTCATCGTCTTCTGCTTCTTCAGCAATCATATTTTCGTAAATTTCTCTACTCTTCTCTACAACGATTTCGTGGAATAATTCATTTGCCTTATCCATTTCCTCGTTGACAAGAAGATCTAATAGTTCTTCAAACTTGTTAGACATTGCGGGTTCTCCTTTAATTAGATTGGCAAGGCTGTCCTATATATTTACAACCAAGCGCTAATACTTATGCGAAACAGGCCAAAAACGGCTCGTTTTTGGTAAAAAAGAGATTATAGTGTGAATTTTTGACTAAAATATTTAATATTCTAATTCAAAAAGTTATATAGATAGTTATTATACCGCAGGTTCAACAGGTGTAGCGTACATGATTTTTACAAACTTAAGATGTTCTTTTTGTTCGGCTTCTCTTACATCTCCTGCTTTTCTTAAATCGTTTATCATCCTTAGTGTAAGTCTAGTTTTTCTAGTATCTTTAGATGTTATTACACTACTGTCATCTAATGGTTCATAGCGATCGTCAGAATCTAAATCTGCACTTTCTTTGTTAAAATAAATGAATTCGTTTAGTAGCATAATACTATTTATTCCAAATTATTGTTGCGGCGGTAGTGTTTCTGCACCACCTAAATCTTCTGGAGGTATTTCTTCTGCTTGACTTAAATCTTCAGTATCTATATCCATTCCGCCTGCTGTAATGCCTGCACCACGCAGTTCAGCGGCTGCTGGTACTTGTTTAGCAGATAGACCATTTTCTTCTTTCCACATTTCCTCGTTCTCAGCCATTTCTTCTAATGAAAGACCTAAGAATCGTTTTAATGCAAACCGTTTGCTAATAAAAGGAACTGCAATAACTGCGCTATAACTAGAAATTCTTGCAGTATCCATTTCTGTTTGACGGTATGAAGCAAAGTTTTGTGGTGGATTAAATTGTAATTCAAATATATTAGGATCAAAGTTAATGCCTTTATGCATTAAGTAATCTTTAAATTCAATATCAAAATTCTCGTTTAAGAGACTTTGGAGACGCTCGCAGTACTTGTTGAATCGTAATTCTTGAATGTATGCTGTTCCAACTCTACCATCATTGAACGAAGATCCTCCGTCGTCAGGCCCGGTCGGAAGATAACTGCTAGGTATGCGTAGAGCACGAAACAACTTATTAGTAAAATATCTAAGATCATCAATTTCTCCTAAGTTAGTACCGCCTGGAAGAACTTCAACTTTAGAACCCCTACCTTCAGAAGTTTGTGGGAAAAAGTAATCTTCGTTGATACTTAACGGATTGTAACTAGCATCTACAACGCTTTGTCCTCCTCCAGTTACACTTGGGATGCGTCGTTGATTTACTTCGTTTTTCACACGCTCAACAAATCCCATTGCCAAGTGACTTGGCATATTACCTACATCAATATAAAACACTCTACGCTCTGGCGCACGTTGTATACGATAGATAATAATAGCGTCTTCAAGCAGTTCTTTCTGCTTGTAAACTTTAAAAATGCTTTCTAATAGACTATTTCCAAACGGAAAATTATTGTCCATTCCCTCGCTCATTGACAAATGTACCACATGTTCTGCATCAATTGCCCATTGATTTTGATTTACACCAAATCTATTTCCAGTATTGGTAGGACTAGATCCTACCATATTTTTATTACCGCCGCCACTGTACGCAGTAGGAGTAGTAGCATTTGTAGCGTTAGCATTGATCTGAGTTGAGCTTAGATTCATAAAGTTCGGATTAATATCACGAACAACATATTGTTCAGGCTTTTTACCTTCGCTTTCGTTGACAATAATTTTATCAACTTTGCTAGGATCTACATGCATCCATGCTCGTGTTTCCGGGTCACGAATAAAAAAACAATCTCCGTATTTAAATGCACTACGTACAATTTTAAAAATTCTTTTTTGAAACTTGTTTAATCGAGTCCATTGCTGCAATGATCGTTTAATAATTTTAACTTCTGTAGGAGTTGCCTGTTCTTTAAAGAAGATGTTAAATGGTGTAGAATTTTCGTCGTTAGTTTGAGAACAAAATTCTGCAAGAATATCTAGCGCAGCATTAACTTCGCTATCCATATCCATAGTATCGTATTGATTATATCTTTCAATACGATTTGGATGTCCTGAATAGACATCCGGCAAGTATGAACTATAATTTGCTTTGCTTCCGGTAGGTCCGTATGCGGAGTCTGCGCCGCTAATTGGACTTTTTGTGCCAGAAGCATTAACTGTAACGGGGGTGAAGTACTTTTTCCAAGACATAATTTAGACCGGATATAAATTTCCGGATAATCCTCTTAATGCATCAATGCTTCTGCGTCCTGTGTCTGCGGTGTCACGAACGTAAGATAACATTTCTGCTGTTTGCTTATTTAACGTTTGTAGTTCGCTAAGTAAATTTTTACCTACAACATCAGGTTCGTTATTTTCTTTCGGTGCAAATAATTCTGCCAAAGAATTTTCAAACTTTTCAAAAGGATTTGCCTGTTGTGATTTCATTGTCTTTTGCATTTCTGCTACTAGACCTGCTATATCTGGCTGCTGGAAATTTGTAGCACTAGGCATAGACATGTCTAATTGTACAGGAATAGTTCTACCATCTGGTAAAGGAACTACTGCTTCTGTACCGTGTAGTATTGCATCAAATCCAGATCTTGGACCGCTTAACACCGCTCCGTTTGCCGCAGCCGGTGCTTGATTAGGTTGCATAACAGTAGGGTCTTCTTGTGCTGCTTTACCAAATATACTAAATTTATCCCACACTGCTTGGAATACTTTTGATAAAATATCAGTAAGCCCGTCAGTAAGATCTTTAATTGCCTTGTCTCGAGTTGCAGGATTGATAAAACTTTTAATCCAATCTGTAATTTTTCTTAGTCCTGCTTCTACCTCAGGCAAAACTTTACCGGACATTCCTTTAAAGTCTTGTACTAAATCATTTGCAAACTTTGTTAAATCTTTAATAACAGGAAGCAATGCCATATAGACATCTCTTCCGAGATCTCTCATTGCTTTTTCTGATTCTGCTGCCGCGGCTGCTTCAGTTTTAGCACGGTCTTGTGCTTTTGTAACGTCGTTTTGCAGTTTTATTAAATCTTCTTGCGATTTTGCACCTTGCTTCAATGCTCTATTATAGTTTGCCTGTGCAGTCATAATGGCTTCAGCAGTTGGTCCACTCATCATACTCATTGCACTAACTAATGTAGTTCCAAACTGTTTAATGTCTTTAAAAGATCCTGCCATAGCAGCAGCGCCTGAACGATTAACATCGTCTATTGTTTTACCGCTATTTTGTATGTCAGATGCTATTCGATCTATACCTTGAGCAGCATTGCCCATTGTTGCTCTAAATGTTTGCGATGCGTCTGTCATATCTGGCAAATTCATTAACTTTGCTTGCAAACTTTGTACTGCACTTTTGCCGCCTACTGCCAGTGCTTGCGATAGGCCTGCCATTGCTTTTTTACGACCATCTTCATCTAATGTCTGCAGGTATGCTTCAAACGCTGCATTTTGTTGGGCTTCTTGTAGGGCTTTTTCTTGTTCTTCTCTACTCTTACCAGTTATAGTAGCCAACATGTCGAGTTGTTTCATGTAGGATCCTGCTGCCTCTGATAACCCTTTAGTATTACGCATTTCGTCTGCTGTCCGTCCGCCAGTCATTTTAATGTAGTTGGCTAATCCGTTTGCAGTTTCTTCTGCCGATAATCCTAGT